CGGGCTTTTTCCAAGGCTCCAATCAAGGGTCCAACAGTGTGGATATTCTTAAAGAGGCGTTGTTTGCCTCGCAGCTTGAGCGCAACCCCTTTATCCCGACTGCTTATGAGCTAACGCTGGCCTGCACGGCGGCGTCCAACGGGGATCAGGTGCTTGGCTCTTTGGACTGGGAAGAGATCAGCCGCTGATTGCCTCTAAGAACCCCCCATGATACTATCGATTAACCCCCATTCCGTGAGGCCCCAATGAGCCTGCAAATCGCCGCACAACATCTGGCTGCTCAAGGCCGAGGACCGGATACGACGCTCGTCCACATGACTCCGGGCGAAGTTAAAAGCCTGCAATCAATTGCTATGGCGCACGGCGGGTCGCTCACGATTAACCCAAAGACTGGCCTACCCGAGGCTGGCTTTCTGTCCAGCCTGTTGCCCATGATTGCAGGCATAGCGCTCAACACTTTTTTACCCGGTGTTGGCACTGCGATTGGCAGCGCGTTGGGTGGTATCGGTGGGGCAGCGGGCACAGGCATTCTGGTTGGCGGTCTGCAAGCAGCTCGCACTGGTAGTTTGAAAAAAGGTTTGATGGCTGGTCTGGGCGCTTATGGCGGCGCGGGACTAGCACAGGGGCTTACCACCTCCGGCATTGAAGCTGGAGTGAATGCTGAGTTGGCTGGTAGTGAAGCGTATAAAGCGGGACTAGCTCAGGCGCAATCGCAAGCTGCTGAATTAGGGAGCAAAGCCGCCACCATGGCCCCCGAGGCTTACGCAGCTCAAGCGCAACAAATCACAGCGCCGTTAAACGCGCAAAGAGAAGCTGCTCTTGCTTCACAAAAAGCGCTATTTGACAATTCTTACGGGCTACAAAAACTAAATACGCTCGGTAGAGGTGTTGGCGCAATTGCGGACAACCCCTCCGCGTTCTTTACCAAGGACAACTTGAAGTATGGTGCCGCCGCGCTTACGCCTATGGTAATGGCACCTCAAACAACGACACCTGCTCCGCGTGATACCGAGCAGTTCCGCTACGCCTACAACCCCAATCGTGATATGCCTCCGACGCGTGAAGGTGACATGGGTGAGTTCCGCTACTTCAACCCCAGCTACACCCGACTGGCTGCAGATGGTGGTTTGATGGGCGCTATGCCGGTCCAGAGCATGTCTGATCGCAACGATGCTCAGATGATGATGGCTAATGGTCCGCAAATGTACGCGGGTGGTGGACTCTCGCATCTGGGCGATTACTCCGATGGCGGTCGTCTACTGCGTGGCCCCGGTGATGGTGTGAGTGATGACATCCCCGCCACGATTGCTAACAAGCGCCCTGCACGTCTGGCGGACGGCGAGTTTGTGGTCCCGGCCCGCATCGTCTCTGAGTTGGGTAATGGCTCCACCGACGCCGGTGCCCGCAAGCTGTACGCCATGATGGATCGTGTGCAGAAGAACCGTCGCAAGACGGTTGGCAAAAACAAAGTTGCTGTTAATAGCCGATCCGAGAAGCTGCTACCGGCATGAAAGATCACGGCAAACTGGAATGGTTTGGGGGCAATCATGACGCTCTGAACATGTATCGTGCGTTTGTGAATCTGGCGCACACATGGGACGACATGATTGACCGGGACAATTTAGTGAGCGCCGACGACATCAACCGCGCTTTCTTGACTTGTTTGGTGTATCTCCCCGCCAACCCGTTTTACCGCGCCATCCAAGAACAAATCCTGCCCATGTGGCTGGTGGTGGTCTCTTCGTATGAGACCGCTAACGCGTTTGAGAAAGCCAAAGACCCGCACGGGATTGAAATTGCGCACAGCCTACGGTATGCGGCAGGCAACATCGTTGCGTATGCGGTGCACGTTTGTCTCGGCGCGGACAAGGCAAAAGAAGTTTTGCCGGAAGTCTGGAAGGCCATGTTTTACGAGCGGTTCGACGACTACCGCAAGGAGCACCTAAGTGAATCCAATTAAATTTATTCTTTCCGGGCTGCGCTTTGCAGGTGTTTTTGGTCTGCAACTAGACAGCGGCGGCAGCAGTGCCCCTGCCTCACAAACGCAAGTCTCCGATCTGCCGGATTGGGCCAAACCGTATGCCAAAGAGACGTTGGGCAAGGGCCAAGCGCTGACGGATATTAATCAGAACCCGTATCAAACCTACAAGGGTGAGCGGGTTGCTGGGTTCTCTCCCATGCAGCAGCAGTCGTTCCAAGGTGCGGCGGAGATGCAGCCTTCTGGGCTTGGTGCTCAGGCTGGACAAATGGCGGGTGCCGCCACGATGGGTGCGCTAGGTACTAGCTACGACCCGTACCGCATGGGCCAGTTCACATCTGGGCGTGCCGCTCAGTACATGAACCCGTTTGTTGAAATGGCGATGGAGCCGCAGCTTCGGGAAGCCCAGCGCACTTCTGAGATGCAGCGGGTTGCCGACATGGGGCAGGCCACTCGTGCAGGCGCGTTTGGCGGTGGTCGTCAGGCAATTCTTGAAGCAGAGCGTCAGCGCAATCTGGGCACCCAGCTCGGCGACATCCGTGCCCGTGGCCTCATGTCTGCCTTTGACCAAGCGCAGCAACAGTTCGCCCGTGAGCAACAACTGCGTGAGCAGTCTCGCCAATACGGCGCTGGTCTGGGTATGCAAGGGCTACAAACCGCGCTGCAAGGTGCGGGGCAGATGGGGGCGCTGGGTGGCCAACAATTCCAGCAGGGTATGGACATCAACAAGCTGCAAAACCTGTACGGCGCGCAGCAACAGCAGCTGGAGCAGCAAAGGCTCAGCCAGAACTTCCAAGACTTCCAGAACCAGCAGCGTTATCCGTACCAGCAGCTTGAGTTCATGTCGAACCTGTTGCGTGGTACCCCGATGGGCACCGTTCAGACTCTGTACGGCGCGCAGCCGACATTTGGCCAACAAGCAGCAGCGCTTGGCGCGGGCGCGTACGGTCTGAGCAAAGTATTTGCCGAGGGCGGCGCTGTTGATGAGTACGCCGAAGGTGGTGTGACCAGCGACGACAACGTTAAAGGCATTTTGGATGACCTGAGCGTTGAGCAGCTAAAGCAGTCTCGGCAAATCGCCATGGCGCAGCGTGACCTTGAGCGCGTGCGAATGATCGACGAAGAGCTGGCTAAGCGAAATCAAGAGACCGCGTCCATCGAGCGCGGGCTGGGCAGTGCGTTTAACGCGTTGCCGCAAGAACAGCAAAACACCATGACCCAGATGGCGGGCGGTGGTGTCGTGGCGTTTGCCGGTGGGGGCTTTAACCCGCCCGACTTTAATCCGTTTTACACGGAGGCAAGTAGCTTGTCGAGCGAGCTACCCAAGGCCGTGTATACCGCGCCTACACAAGAACAAACAATTGCTGGTATCCGCGCACAGCGCGGGCTAGTCCAAGAGATGATGGGTGAAGACAAGCTCAAGCCGTTCATGGAAGAGCTGGTTGCGCAACGTCAACAGCTCAAAGAAGGTGGTGAGCGTGCTAAAGGTTTCGCGGCACTAGCTTCTGTGCAAGACCTGTTGCAGGGTCGTGGAATCGCTAGTATCGGGCGCGGTGTTTCCAAGTTTGGTTCGGAGCTTAACCGCCTTGAGAAAGAAAACCGCGACGCCGACCGTATGCTCTTGGCCTCGCAGACTCAAATTGCCTCGGCGCAGCAAGCCCGTGCCGACGGTCAGTTTGACAAAGCCAGCGCGTTGTTCAAGTCTGGCGAAGAACTTCGCGCTAAGGCACTGGATTCCAAGCGCGATGTGTTGGGTCGTCAGGCGCAACTGCAGGCTATGCTGGGCGGTCAGGCACTGACCGCACAGAGTCAGAAGTACGCAACTGATGAGCAGGGTAAAACCTCTCGGTACGTTGCGGATGTGGGCGCCAAAACTCAGCGCGATGTTGCCAACAAGCCCGGCGAGACCGAGCGCATCATGGAGCGGATCAACAACATTCTGACGGGTAACGAGACGTTTGCGGGCAAGTCTGGCGAAGAGGGTGTCAAGCTCTACAAGCAGTCACTGGGTGAAGTGGGCGCTGCGCGTTACGGCATCACCGAACCCGGCGGCCAGCGCCCGGGCACTGCACCCAACGCAGCTACGCTTGCGACTGCGGTTGCTGCTGAGCTTCGGAGCGATGGGCCTTATAGGAGCTTGCAAGAGAGTATGAGTATAACGCGCACGTCCATACAAAATCTTGAGGGCCGCCCCAACAGGACTCCCAAGCAGGAAGAGAAACTTACGGCGCTTCGAGCAGCGCTGACCAAGCAACAAGAGGAGGCCGAGGCTATTCGTACAAGGGTGGAGGCAAAACTCCGCCAAAAACAATCCGCAGGTGGTGCGGCCCCCACACCAAGGGTTCTCCCGATGCCGGCCAGCCAGTCTGAACTGGTTAATGGAGGGGTTTATCAAACCGCACGAGGTGTGGCAAGATGGGACGCTAGCACGAGTCAATTCATCCCGGTGCAATAACTATGGCCCAAGGCTTCTCGTTTGCCGACGCGCTTCAACCGCCGCCCCCCGAAAAACGCGAGCAGCCTACCGGGGGCTTCTCTTTTTCTGAGGCAAGGAAGCCCGCAGGGTTTTCTTTCGCAAATGCGTCGCAGCCAGAGTCCACCAGCATCTGGACGGATGCTGCGGATTTTTCTAATCGTATTTTTGGTTCCGCAGTCAGCGGAATCTTTGGGGCACCGCTTGGGGCTGAGCAAGCTCTTAAAGGTACGGCTCGTAGTGCCATGGAAGGTACGCCCGAAGCGATCATGCCCGCTTCGGTGTATCAGCCGGGGTTAGACACAGAAGAAGCGTTGTTTGGACCCGAGAGTAAGGAAGAGCGCGGACGACGCAAGCTTCAGGCGCAACGCGCAGTTGCGCAGATGCCCAACCTTCCCGGCGCGCGTAGCCTCAATGAACTCGGCAAAGAAGTTCAGAAAACGCTTGAAGACAGCCTTTCTGAAAAGACAAAACGCGCCATTCGAGAGTCCACCCCCACGGGCAACATCTTCAAAGGCGAGCTAAGTCTCGGTGAAAACCCTACCCTGCGTGGTTACGCTATGCAGGGCGCGAGTGTATTTGGTTCGTTGCTTCCCGTAGTTGTTACCGCGATTGCAACCAAAAGCCCGACGGCTGCTGGTGGCGTGGGCGGTGCAATGGCGGCAGAAGAAGCAGCTAGTAGCGCGGCAGAATACATCAGCAAGCTGCCTCATGAAAAACTCATGGAGGCCAGCCCGTTCTACGCGTCGCTGATCAACAGCGGCGCTAGTGAAAAAGAAGCGCGAGACTTGGCTACGCGCAAGGCCGCAGAAACCGGTGCAGTGCTGCAAGGCATGGTGGCCACGTTGGGTGACCGATTCACTGGCAAGCTGGTTACCGGCGCGTTTGACGACATGCTGCGCAAAGTCGCGGGTAAATCTGTTCTCGCACGCACAGGTGCAGGTGCGACTCTGTCCGCCGCCGAAGAAGGTATTCAAGAAGTAGCTGAAGGTGTAGCTGCGGATGTTGCACTGCAAAACGTCGTCAAGAGCAAGGAGATCGGCGAAGACTCCGCCGCGAACTTGATCCTTGGCGCGCTGGGTGGCAGTGGCCCCGGCGGGTATCGCGGGCTGCGCGAAGGTCTGCGTGATAAATTCGCTGCCCCGCGTATGGACGAGCGTCGTCGTACGGTGCTTGAGACCCTTTCGGAGGACGAAGATGTTGCAGGATTTGACACGACCACAGCTGGAACAGGCGCTGGCGTGGCTGGCGTGCCCGGACGTAGAACCGATACCACAGGCGCTGAAGGAGTTGAACCAACTGGAGTGGCTCCTGCTGCACCAGCTACTAGAGACGTTGCTGGTGGAGAAGCTGGCGCACCCGCTGCACTAGGTCCTGCGCTTTCGCCGGACTTCCGGCGGCAGTACAACGACCTGCGCTCGGAGATGCTGGAGCTGATGAACATCACCAGCCCGACGCAAGCAGACACCAACCGCATGAAGCTGGTGCAGCGCGATCTGACCAAGCTGATTGAAGACAACGCTGAAGCAATTACACAAGCATCGGGGGACCCCCAGCTTGCGCAGCGCTTTGGCCCGAACGGCAAGTTCCCGCCCCGCCTGACGAACCCTGCGTTTGACGGCAACAAGCTGCTGCAAGACGTGGAGCTGGCACAGGAAGAGGCGGGCCAGCGCCAAGCACGCGCTCAGCAGGGTGACATGTTTGGTAAGCGCGGAGCCATCGATATGGTTAACCGTGCGTTGTTGCTCGCGGGGCAAGACCCGGTTAAAGCCGTTGCAATTATGCAGGGGGCCGTGCAGCGCATCCGAGAGCGCATGCCCACTATTTCCACTGATAGCGACTGGGGTCGTCGTATGGCCTCGACGGTCAATATGACCGGCGCGCAAGGGTTCAATGACCCCGCTAAGGTGGCAGAGCTTTATCTTGCAAAGATAGAGAAAGAAACCGCTGATTTCGCAGCTGCTCAACCCGATAGAAAGTCTCGCGCTATGGCGGGAGACATGTTTACTACGTCTCCGCAGCAGTACGTTGAGATCTACTCCGCAGAGGCGGCGCGTCTTACGTCGGCTCTAAAACAGGCACAACAAGAGTTACAAACTCTGCAGGGCTTGGCTAACCGCCCCTCCGCTGAAAAAATCGCGGAGCAGAAGGCGGCTGTTGACTCGTACGCAGGCAAGCTGCGCGCCGTACAAAGTGCCCTTGAGAAAGCGCAAGCGGATGTTGCCGCTGGTGTAACAGCTACTAAAGTTACGCCGCCCGCGCCCCCAGCGCCCCCACCAGTTCCACCAGAACAACAAGAACTGTTTCCAGCTGAACCTGCTGCTCCGGTGGATTTGAAGTTGGCGGACCGTTTGGTCGCATTGATGGAGCAGCGAAGCGAGCGTAGGAAAGCTGAAGCTGAAGAATTCGGTGCCGAAGTGCCCGGCGAAGAAGCCCCGGCTCCCACCGCTGAACAGCAGCAGCTTGAAGCTGAGCAAGAGCAGCGTCGCCTTGAGGCCAAAGAAACCGTCTTAGCCCCCGAGGTTAGTACCGAACGCGTGCTGGAGACTCCCGCAGGGCGACTCATTAAGCGGTTCTTTGATGCCATCAAGCCCGCCAACCAGTCGCAGTCGGAGGTGTCCAAGCACCAAGCCTCCAAGAACTCCGCCGCCAGCACGCTGCTGGAGTACGACATCGCCAAGCCCGGGCAGCAAGACCTGCCGGGTCTTCAGCGGGCGCTGGATTACCTTGCCAAGAAAGTCGGCGGCATCGAGAAGCTCAACACGCTGATTGATGCGCTTGAGGACGCATCGCCCGCAGAACAAGCCAACCTGCTGCGCAAAGCGGGCCTACCCGACTTGACCTCTCGTCGTGGCATCGACGCGTTCCGTGACACGGTGCAGCGCGAAGTTGAAACGCTGACGGCCAAGGGCAAAGGCGTGGAGCTGCCGACCAAGTCGGTACCCTCTAAGATTACTGGCACTCCGGTTCCTTACACAGAAGACTTGCTCACTGGGTCGTCGCGTTCCGTGGCTCCGGGACCGCTGGGTGACGTGCCCCGTAGGCCCTACATGGAACAGGAGGCACGCCAGTTCGCCATATCGGACACTAAAATCCGTGCTGCTGCCCGTGTGCTTCGGCAGTTGGTCGATTCAAGACTGCCGATGTCAAAGGCCGCTGCTGCCGCTGCCGCGTATTTGAACAACCCCAACCCGCTACGTAAAACGTTTGGTGGCGCGCTCAACGCTGTTGCGTTTGATCTAGCGGCGTACCAAGTTGATCCTGACGGATATGGGGCTGGGGCAGTTTTTCCCGGCGAAGGCGGCAAGTACGCCCAGCTATTCCAAGAGTGGATTAAAACAAACCTCGATAAGAACACGTCTGAGCTGCTAGATGAGTTAGTTGCCATGCATCTGGAAACGTTGCAGGCCAACACCAAGCACGCGGCGGCAATTAGCGCGTATCGCGCAGCTCAGACGCGGTACGCCGAAAAGCGACGTGAGCAGGCTGAAAAGGCTACTGGGGTCAAGCTGCCCAAGGCACCGAAAAAAATTCGGGAGCGCGTTGGTGAGACCGAGGCAAGTGAGCAAGAAGCCGAACCCGAAATCCCCGAAGTGCCCGCCAAGAACTTGCCTACTCGGCAGCTTATATATGAAGTACACCCAGATATTAAAGCTGCACTAGAGCGTGGTGAGACCCGCGAAGTTCTAGAGGTTATCTCCAAGTCCGGGAACAACCCGTACTACGCGCTGTTGGCTGATCGACTGCTGGCCGCCAACATCACCGCCAAAACGACGTTCATTGACCAAGACGACGTACAGTCGCTGAACCAGCCCAACAACGACGTTCTCGACAACTACATCCGCACCCTCGGTGATATGGTGACGGAGGCGTACCCGCTGGATCAGCAGGCCACGCTGATTACTATGCTGCAGTCCGGTCGGCTGCGGGACATGATTGCCGCGATGACCGAGATGCGGGCGACGCTGCCCAGCACCAAAGCCACGCAGGGGCAGATTGACGCGTTCGATAACATCGTCGCGTTCTTCAACAAAGAATACACGTGGGCTGCCAAGTATGACCCGAACACCGACACGATGGTGTTCCGTCGTAACTCTGGGCTGACCAACGCCACGTTCTTGCACGAGGTGCTGCACGCTGCCACTTCTGCGTACTTGGACAACCCCGAGTCGCTGACTGGCATCCAGAAGCAGGGTTACGACCAGCTCATGGAGCTGTACAACTACGCCAAGGGTGCGCTATCGACAAGCGGATTCGCCGTGGAGCACATCTACGGCCTGAATGACCTGCACGAGTTTGTGTCGGAGGCGCTGACCAACCCTGAGTTTCAAGCGCAACTGCGTGTTCTGCGGTACAAGGCATCACCGTTCTCGCTGTCCAACTGGTTCACGGACGCAATCCGTAAACTCTTTAACATCAAGAAGGGTTACGAGAGCAACGTCCTGAACGAAGTCATCTTCGCCAGCGACGCGATGCTGCTCGGCACGAATGCAGGTAAAGAGCGGCTCATGGGTACGACTGGCGCAAAAGCAGCGCCGGGTCCCAAGGTTCCGAAGATTCCCAAAGGCCGGGCGGATATGCCGGGTCTAAGCATTCTAGGGATTCAGTTTGGCCCAACCAACCGGGCGATGTTCAATGCCCTGCTCAAGCCCAAGAACTGGAGCCAGATTCGCCCGCTGTGGCCGACGTTCTACGCCAACCTCAAAGCTGATGTGCGCCCGGCGTATCTTGGCGCGCTGACGTTGGATCAGCTTGCTGACCTAGTCAACAAGCGGTTGCCGCAGCTCGACAACTTTATTCGCGTCACCAACGATTTCCTGTCCCGCAAGAACTCCATCCTCAGTGAGGCTGCCGATACCTCCAAGCGCTGGGAGCAACTGCAAGCACGAAACCCCGACATGTCTCGTGACTTGGGTGCAGTCATGCACGTCGCTACCATTCGTGAGTTTGACCCAGACCCGCTGGTGCCGAGTACACCCGCAGAGCGCGCCAAGAACGCTGACGTGCTCAACATGTGGAGGGCGCTGTCTCCGGAGGCCAAGGCCATTTACCGGGAAGTGCGCGACTTCTACGAGCGCCGCTACTCGGAGTACCGCCGTACGCTGAACCGGCGTCTCAGCGGTATGGCAGCTTATGGCGTTTCAACCACCACGATCAATGACATTCGTGCGGAGTTCGACAAAGCCAAACGCAAGGGGCCGTACTTCCCGCTGATGCGCCGGGGCCGGTTTGCCTACCAGATTGGCAGCGGGCAGAACCGTGAGTACTACATGTTTGAGTCGCTGGGCGAGATGGAAATGCACATGCAGCAGCGTGTAGCGGCTGATCCATATCTGCGCAGCACGGTGCAGCCGTTCTACGACTACAAGGAAGCCATGGACGCCCACGCTCGGGAATCCAACTTCCTGCGTACGACGTTTGAAGCTATTGATTCTGCAAACTTCACTGGCTCTACGGCGGACCAAGACGCACGTAAGCAAGAGCTTAAGGACAACGTTTATCAAACGTGGCTGGCAAATCAACCTGAGAGTAGTTTCCGCAATCGTTTTGTGCACCGGTCTAGCGTGGAAGGTTTTTCTCAGGACGCGCTGCGCAACTTTGCTACGTCGTCGTTCCACATGGCGTACCAACTCTCGCGGTTCGAGTACTCGCCGGATATGTTCTCGCAGATGCAGGCCGCCAAGCAGCAGCTCAAGGCGCGTATTGATCCCGCCAACCCCGCTGATCCGGTTGTGATTCGTGAGAACACAGAGCTTAGCGACTACGTCAAAGAGTCCGAGCGGCGTCTGGACCTGATGCTGAACCCGACCGACGTGGGCACCATCCCGTCCACACTGTCAAACATCGGCTTCATCTGGTACTTGTCCTCGTTCGGCTCTGCGGCTGCCAACATTCTGGGTGGCATGATCATCGGTCTGCCCACGCTTGTAAGCCAGCATATTCGCGCCAACCCCAACATGTCCTACAGCCGCGCTACGCTGGCGGCGCTAGGGCAGATGAAGTCGGCCTTTGGTCAGATCATGATGACCGGCTTCGACTACGAGACCGGCCCTCGCATCCGTGACTTTGCCTTGAAGTCGCCGTCGCTGCAGCGCTCCAAGACGCTCAGCCGAGTGGATCAGGCTGCATACGACCGGTTCGTGGCAGATGGTGTAATCGACATCACCGGCACTTACGACATGTCGGGGCTTGCTGCGACGCCAACGGAGTACTACTCCGGCACCCGTAACAAGACGATGCAGGTGCTGACCTATCTGTTCCATAACGCTGAGCGGTTTAACCGCGAGATCATTGCGATGTCGGCGTTCCGCCTTGCCATGGAGAAGCGCGCGGGCATGACCAACCGCCGTCAGGCGTTCGCGGAATCTATTCAGGAAGCCAAAAACACGACGAATACGTCGATGTTCAACTACTCGTCGACCAACAAACCGCGTTACTTCCAGCACCCCATCGCCCGCATCGTGCTGCAGTTCAAGCAGTTCCCGCAGCAGATGACGTTCTTCCTCGCCCGCAGCTTGTGGAAGTCGTTTGCCGGGGCGGACCCCGCAGTTCGCCGAGAGGCCCGTGCCCGCTTTGTCGGCACGATGGGCATGACCGCGATCTTCTCGGGTGCCACGGGTCTGTGGGGTTTCAGTACTGTTGCGTCGATTGTCAACGCTGTGGCTGCGCTGTTCGGTGGCGACGACGAAGAGCCGTTTGACTTCGAGCTGGAGTTCAAGAACTGGGTCGTTGAGACGTTTGGCAAGAACTTCGGCACCGCCATCTCCAGTGGCGCGTTCAACGCAGCGGGCGTCGACCTCGGTAGCCGCGTCAAGCTCGATGACATGTGGTTCCGCGACGGGCGTAAGAATCAAGATGAGACCGAAGCGCTCAAGACTTTCCTTGTTGATTTGCTCGGTCCGACGGTTGGCCTGACGGTCAACGTTGCCGAAGCCGTGAAGCTCTGGAACGAGGGACACCCCAACCGTGCGCTGGAGGCAATTGCACCTGCGTTCATCAAAAACCCCATGATTGCGTACCGCTACAGCAACGAGGGTGTGAACACCCTTAGTGGCGATGCGCTCATGGAAGACATGGGCCCGTTCCTGTTGATGATGCAGTCGCTGGGTATTCGTTCTGCTGAATTGGCGGAGCGCCAGTACTTGAACATGACCAAGAAGGGCCAGGAAGTTGCGATCACCAAGCTGCGCCAAAACCTACTCAACGGCTTCGCGATCACGTTCATGTCTGGTGACGTAGACGGGTTTGACACGGCGATGGACAAGATCATGGACTTCAACGAAAAGTATCCTACGATGCGTATCCCTGTGAGTTCACTTCAGCGGTCTATCAAAGAGCGGCTTGAGAAATCAGCGCAGACTGACCACGGTCTGTACATTAATCCGAAGCTGCGTGATGCGCTCCTAAACGAGACCTACATGGATGAGTAAAAAAGCCCCGCCAGTTACGGCGGGGCTAAGAGTCAACTTTAGGAGAAAGCAACGACTAAGTTGCAAACCGATTGTACCGGCTGATTCTCCAGACACGCAATCCGCGTATCTCGTCCTCGATCACAACTCTGATAATCACGCGGTAGCCGAGCCGCCGCATCTTGGCCTCGATGCGGGCGCGGCCCTCTTCGTCGTGGATACACGGTACGAAGAAAGAACTGCCCACGGTGAACTCGGGCCAGTTGATGTTGTAGCTGACCCCGTCAATCACCATTACCCGTCGTCGCAGCGGGGGCTACCCCGAGCAAGTCCGCGTCAAACTCCAGCGCCACAACCGGCGGCGCGTTGATCTCGGTGCCCACATCCAGCCGGGTGCGCACCTCGCCGAGGAACGCCCCAGTCTTGTTCAGGGCTGCAAGCAGGTCAACGAACGTCACCTGTTTGGTCACGCAATACTCTTTAAGTACCTGCCGAATGATATACAACCGCTTGGTGTCCGGCTCGTAGCGCACGATTAGCGGGCCACGGGGCATCACGATTGGGGCGGCGGCGATGTTGTTACGGGAGGTGCTGTGCTTGTTGACGACCAGAATGTTCAGGTTGTGCTGCAGCAGGAACTCGCCGACGATGGTGGCGTAGTCCTCGATGCTCAGGCGCACGGCCCCCTGCATCGTCTTGACCTCCTCGACCACCCAGTCGAATACGCGCTTAGTATTAATCCCGTGTAGCCCGAGCTGCTTGCCAGCGATCAAACTGCCCGCGATGTTGGCCGCCACGGTGGCCGACCAGAACCGCTCCCGCGTCTCGATGTTGACCGCCTCGTCGAACCGCTTCTGTACACGCATACAGTTGTCGACGCACTCTTCAAGGTTCTGCACCAGATACTGGGCGTAGGGCTGACCCGCCAACCCGTAGTTACTCTGCAATCTGCCGAAGATTCGCTTGGCCTCACGCTTGTCGAGGTTGGAGGTCGGGTCAATCTTGTACTGCATCAGCCGCATCAACTCACCCTCGGAGGTGGCCTTGAGCGCCTCCAACTTGTCGGTCATGCTGGCGTTGGCCGTGCACACCATGATGGTGGCCCAGAACCCCTGCACATCCCGCTCCTCGTTGGCCGACGCTTTCATCCGGCGACGGGGCGTACCCTGTGTCACGCTATAGGCCAGATCAGAGAACTCGTCCCCGGTCATCTTGGTGATCTCATCCACACCCAGCGGCAGGTTGTTCATGACCGCCATGCGGTGCAGCTTCACGTTCAGGGTGTCCCGCCACTGCAGCATCAGCTCGTCGGGGTGCCCCCAGACGCTGTTCATCACCTGCAGGATGGTGGACTTGCCAGTACCCGAGCGGTTGTTGATCAGGTTGATGACGCTGCCCTTGATGCCCATGAACTTGAGCAGCGGGGCACCGAACGCTGAGAACACAGCGAACGCATGCGGTTCAAAGCCCGGCATGTTGTAGGTGTTGATGATGTCCCGCCACTCGTCCAGACTGCCGGTAGGGCGCAGTGACGTGGCGACACTTTGGGTGGCCTTGGACGGCGGGCTATACCGGATAAAGCTGGGGCCGATCTCCCGGTCACCCAGAATAAAACGACTGTCCTCTTCGGCCCAGCCAAACTGAACCCGCATCATTTCTAGCTCCTGCTCTATCTGAAGTTCCTTGGCGCACACGACCAAGTAGTTCAGGATCAAGTTCATCTGCGCCGGAAGGGCTATCACGCCGTGGAAGGACAGCACCTTGCGTAGCTCGTCCTTGCTCAGCGCGTCGACCAGCGTCAACGAAAATTCTTTGACTTTATCTTTGGGCAGCGACAGACGGATCAAGACCGTCTCGCCGTACGACGGGTCATAGAGGCGCTTGGTGATGAACAGGTCGTACTCGTAGACCAGCACAAACCCCGCACCATCTGTGTCCTCTTCGCTCTCGGACTTCACGGTCTTGTAGATGCCGCCGTTCTTGCCCCGGAAGTAGCTGCCCGGGAGCTTGGGAACCACGAACGTGTTATCGGACGAAGGGTCAACCGTGAATTGCGCTTCGCCCGCGATGACCTCCCCCGGCTCGGACCTCGCGATCTCGTGACCGAGCACGATGGGGGACTTGATCTTGCCCCAGTTCGGGCAGTTCGGACAGATGTTCGGTGAGAAGTCGTCGAAGGTCTCGCAGGTGTACGGCCCCTTGATGGCCTCGGCCTTCTTCTCGGTGGCTGCGCGGTCGTAGTTCGGGTGCTGCTCCGAGATGAAGTGAACAGCCTTCTCACGGTCCACGCAGTGCTGAGCGATGGATAGCCCCGCCCGCCACATCGGCTCATCAGCCTTGTGCTGATTCTCGATGATGTACTTGAGCTGTTCGCACCCGGTGCCCTTCTCCGTCTTGATCAGGATGGTCTTGAAGCGCGACTGCTTGTTACCCATCAACGCCTTGGTGAAGCTGTCGAGCTGCTTGGGTGCATGCGACTTCTTGCGCGGCTGCAGCGGCCCGATCCGAGACACGAAGTCGTCGTAGGTCATGGGCGCTGCCGAGTGCATCAGCACCACGTCATGCGGCGGGTTGTCCTTAAAGTTCTTGGTGCCCGGGATGCGCAGCACTCGTGCAGCGTCAGCGGGTACGTCGGTGTCGATGTGGAACCCATGCTTCAGGCACTGCGCCTTGAATGTGTGCGCAGCATCCAGCCACGTCTCACGGTCCACGGGTTCAGTCAGCGGCCAGTAGACATGCCAGCCCCGACCCGAGTTGACGATGGTGGGGCGCGGCAGGTTCAGAGTCTTGCACAACTCTTTGAGCGCAGCAAACCCCGTCGCCTGATCGACGTAGCCTTTGATGCGGCCACGGTCATCCGGCTCAGCCTTGGTGGGGCCGCAGTCGATGTCGAGAAAGAAGGACTGCAGCCACCCGCAGTTCTCCGTGGTGCGGTTCGCGTCGGTTTTGAATTTACCCACGGCGAAGAACGCATCGCGTCCAGCGGCAACGATTCTGTCGGCTTCGGCTTCGACTTCTTCCAGAGTCGTGTGGTGTGTCTGGGCTTTGATCTTGCCCTTCTGCAAGGCAACCACGCAGTACCACCCCTGTGTATGTGGTACTACGTCACGTAGTAGTTGGATATCCGCCATTTTTATCCAGTAGCGTCAAGAAGAGGGGGGGTGACAAGGGCTGACGGTTGCCCCCTTCGCTCCGTCGAGCTAGTCACCCCCAAACCGTTACACAGTGGGGAAGAGTTCCTTGACTCGTTCGCGCTGCGCTAGTCCGACATCGTGCGCGCCGGTGAACCAGTTGTAGACGGTCTGGCGGGATACGCCGAACATCTCCACCAGCTCAAGTACGGGGATGCCGTAATCGATGCAGTGCTTTCCCAGTCGAACCCCCAGCATCCGCTTGTCGGCCTTCCGATTGCGCTGCCGAAGGTGGATGGTGTAGCCGATCATTAGTCGTCACCCCATTCGTCCACCAGCGTGCTAAGACCGGAGGCTTTCTTGGCTTCAGGCTTGGCCTTGGGCTTCTCAGCCGGGGCGGCTTCCGGCTCTTCAGCGGGCTTGACCATCTTGGCAGCCGCAGTACCGGCGGGGGCTACCAGTTTGGGCATGGCAGGTACGGCGGTCGCGGCAGTTTCTTTCTTCTTGAAGTTCAACTTGCCCGCGTTGATAGCAATCGGAGACTGCCCCTGATTGACCGCGATGTCGTAGGTGTCGGTGTCGAGGAACTCCAGATTGCTGAAGAACAGCTTGGGCACGTCGCTGTCCAGATCGAACGACATGCGCGTCGCCAGCATGTTGAGGTTGTAACCCGAGTTGCCGACGAAGCGGGCGTACTGCAGGAAGGGCATGTGGTCCATGTCGCCCGACCCGAAGATCGACTTGGAGGGCAGCACCAGTTGGTAGATGTCGCCCGCCGGGTTGTTCATTAGCACCACAGCCACGCGCATGGAGAAGCGGCACTGCGCCTTGCTGCCACCGCCGGAACCCTTGATGGCACGGGGGCAGTCCTTGCAGTTATGCGACTGCGGGTTCTCCACTTCAGCGTCCGGGCGCTCACCATCGCTGGACCAGCAGTCCGGGGTGGAGGTCTCTTCTGCGTTGTAGTCGCTCTTGTAGAACGTCTTCTGCACGGTGGTCGAGCCGTTGACCACGATCACATCGAGGTGCGGGTCGGTGTTCTTGGCGATCTCTTTGCCGCCGTCGACCAGACGGAAGACACGCCCGCGCAGCGAGATGCGCTTGACGCTACCGCCGCTGCTGGTGAATGCTTTGGTGAAGCTGTCCAGCTTGACGTTCTGCAGATGGCTGGGCAGGTTGCCCTTAAAAACTTGAACTTCAGACATTGCTTACTCTCCTTGGTTTTTGCGGCGTACCGTCACCGCGTATCGGCTATCGACATTCAACCCGGCAGGGTACTCGTCGGGGTGTTCTTCCAGAAAATCTTTCATGTTGCCGTTGTGGATACGCTTCTCCAACAGGCCGTAGGCTTTGTGCTTTTCGACCAGCTTGTAGATGGCGTCCCAGTTGGACGGGTTGTAGCGCTTGCGCACACTGCGCATGATCACCGCACTGTCAGTGCTCATGCTGTTGCTGTTGACCTCGTTGAGGGTGTTGAGTAGCTGTTCCTCGATCTCGGCCATGGCCTTTTCGAGTTCGCCGTCTTCGGCGGTAAACCGCTCTTTGAGAAGTTCGCGCTTCTGGCGAAGGCGAAGGTACTGCTGGGACAGGTCGTCCATGTCTGACATTGCATCTCCTAAAGTGAGAGGGATTTATTGTGCGAGCTTGTCTGGACTTTGTCAAGTACCCAACAGCTCTTTTTTGTAGAGGTCCACCAACTTTTCGTGCGCGTTGATGTTCCCCTGCAGCATCGCATACAGCCGGTTCTCGACCGGGCTGCCTTGGATGTGCACCACTGTCATCGCGTTGCGCTGACCGGGTCGGTTGATGCGGGCATTGGCCTGCAGATATGTCTCGGTCGACGTAACAGGAGCGTACCAGATCACCGTGTTCGCGGCGGTCAGGGTAACCCCGTGCGCGGCAGCCGATGGTTGAATCACCAGCACGCGAGGGTTTGGCTGTTCCTGAAACTGTTTGAACACTTCTGTACGCTTGCGCACAGATACGTCACCATGAATGACCTCGTTCGTGATGCCCGCCTTGGTCAGGTGCGCCGACAACAGCTCGATAGTGTGGCGGAACGGCACAAACACAAGTACCTTGTGGCTGGCCTCGCTGATAACTTCTTCTACTACGCGCAGTCGCTCCGACACATCGAAATGAATGACGGTGCCGGTGTCGGTGTAAACCGCACCGCCAGAAATCTGCAGCAGCTTGTTCATCTTGGCGGCAGCATTGACCGCGCTGACCTCTTCGCCGCCAGTCTCCAGCAGTAGCTCGTCTTTAAGTTCCTTGTAGTACTTCTTCTGCTCTGCTGTCATGGCCGCGATGCGCGTCATGTGCGTGACCTCCGGCAGGTCCAAGCACTCTTCCTTGGTGAACCGGATGGCGGGCTGCAGCATCTCAAAGACGATCTTCTCTGCCTCGGGGCGTGGCTCCCACCGGTATATGCCGAACTGCTGCATGACCGACTCTCGGAAGTCACCGAAGAAACGGGGGCAGCGGCCCGGCACACACAGCCGCCCTAGGCCAAAAGCATCAACAGGGGATTGGGCGGCGGGCGTACCCGTCAGCATCCACAGCCACATGTCATCCGTGACCAGCTTGCGCATGAGCTTCCAGCGCTTGGTCTGTACGTTCTTGTAGGCGTTGGCCTCGTCGATCACGATCAGATCAAAGCCACCCTTCTCGATGCTCTCGGCGATGGCCGGGATGCCGTCGTAGTTCACGATCACGAACTCAGCGGACCCTTTGACGATCTTGTTGCGCTTGTCAGCGGAACCATACGCCACATCCACGGTACGGTGCACGGCAAACCGAAACAGGTCCGCTTGCCACGCCGACTGCATGATGGACAGCGGGCACACGATCAGCACGCGCTTGACCATACCCATCTTCATCAGGTAGTCCGCAGCCCAGATGACGCTGGCGGTTTTACCCGTGCCCTGCTCGTTGAAACAAAACGCGCGCTTTTGCAGCGTCAGAAACGCCGCCGTCTCTTTCTGGTGGTCGAACGGGTTCAGCCCCAAAGGGCGCGGCCACTTGTAGTCCCGCTTGATGGTGGACGGGACGTTCTTGACGTTGAGCTTGCTCAGGGTGATGCTCTCCCGCAGCCCCCAGTTGACCGACACCTCGTAGCGCCCGTCGCCATAGTTGTTGACGATCTTGCTGTCCGGTATCGTCTCGATGATCCGGGCGGGGTTGCGGGTTTTTACGACAAGCGTTTTGTTTGCCAGTACTTGCATTACTTCATAGACCCGTCCGGGTTCCGTTTGAAGGAGCGGTTCTTGGACGGAGCCTCCAACCGCACACCATCTTTGTTTGTGCCACCCTTGCTCAGCGCCTTGACGTGGGCCACATCCCTACCGGTGCGGTCCACACCTTTGGCATCGAGCTTTCGCCGAGCGCGTTGACGCTCTAGCTTGGCGGGGATGTCCCCGCGTTCAAGCTGTTGCTGGTACTCTTTTTTATACGGGCGGGGTTTGTTGACGTAGGGCATTCGAGCGCTCCTTCATGTGTGTAATGGCGTGGTAGGTAAGACGGGCCTCGGCTGCGGCTTCAAGCGCAAGCATCATGGCCTCGTCGTATTTTCCTTCTAGCACCGCATTGTGTAAATCCCGCAGTGCCTTTTCAGCGGCCATGCAAGGGGCGGCGTAGTCGATCAAAGTATCTTGCTTCATAGAATCTTGCCCGCACGGGTAAAAATGTTGAACTCTCTTACGTTAATACGCAGTGCTTTAGCGGACTTATCAGACATGCCGGGGAAGTGGCTGATGTCCCGACCCTTCTCGCGCTCACGCTCAATCACCATCGTCTGGTTGTGCGACAGCGTTACCGCTGCTTTCATATTGGGATCGAGGGCAAAGATCGACGGGCGAGGGTTATCGCGCCAGTGAAATGGGCTGTCCGGGGGGCACTTGCATTTACGTTTGGTCATTTGTTTCTCTGGCTTGTAGGTCTGGGGCAATGGGGCGGCGGTATAACGACACACCACACAGCAGTCAAGCGCCTGCCGGTCTTGAGCCAACGGTCGATGTATGCGTCAGGCATTGCGTTGACGATCCTGTAGGCACGTGAAAGGCCAACATCTGCTGCCTGCGATAGTTGTTCGACGGTCTGACCGCTGTCATTGGCGCGTAGAATTTCGCGAATGAGTTTTTGTTTAGGTCCCATAGCTCACCGCTAACCAGACCACAGCCCATGCTGCTGCAACCACCGCCCAGAACTTGATGTTCGTCCACAATTCGTCTCGGGTCTCAACCATAAGCATCACAAAAGGAATCGTCACCAATAGCAGGACAGCAGTGGCTAACAGGAAGATGATGATTGGTAACAGGGTCATTTCAGGCACTCCCAATATTTTCTGTTCCACACGGCTATGCCATTAACTTTGGCGCAGGCTTCTTTGAATTCACGTTCGGTGCGATCAGACTGGTTGGAAGACGCTCCAAGCAGCCATAACCCGCCGGTGAAGAAGGCTGTGATAAGCAATGCCGCACCAATCAAATCTCTCATCATTTCGTTTCTCCTCTTGCGCGGATGGCGTCTTGGATGTTGAGCGCAGCACTCGCTTCATGGTCTGAGCCTGAACGGGCGTACTCATCGCACAACTTCGCACACGCCTCGCGCTCGGACTCGCGGATCTGCCACTCCAGCTCTTTCAACAGGTTCTCGGTCGTATCGCCGTGCCCCGTGGCGTAGCTTCGCTCGATCATCCAAGCAGCTACCTTCTCGCGCTCGGCTGCGACAGCCGCCTCCAGTTCGGATCGGTACACCTGCGTATCGTCGTCGTCAGTCATCGTCGTCCTCCTCGATGTGGTTCGTGATGATCTGCTGCTTCACCAACTCAATGCAGCCGATCACAGTAGCCACGATCATCGTCTCGTCGTATCGCCGAATAACTTCCATCAGTTCTTCGGTCAGGCTATCGGCTAGGTCTCCAACATACTTAGTCATGTTTTCTCTCCTCTTGCGCGAATTTGTTTGGCGCACCAACTTAGCACACGCCTCGCGCTCGGCTGCAACAGCGGCGCGCAGTTGATCGCCGGTGAACAAGTCATCGCCCTCGTAGCTGGCGTTTAAATGCTTGGGCATTTGGTTTGCCAAAAGTGCGTCAGTCATGCACACCTCCGAGCGATCCCCTGTTGGGGCTGTTGATGCCATCACGTTGTTGTTGCGCCTCCGTCAGCGGCTGGCGCTGGGCGGCATTCTTCTCAAGCAATTTGTTATTGGCCCACACCATGCCTTTAATGAAAAAGGGGTGGTCATACATGGGGTCCTCGCCATCAGGCATGTCGCTTTTTTCTAGCCCAACCCACGCGCTCATTGCTCCCTCGCTTTCAGCATGGCATCGGCCATCGTGTACGCTATCCTCGCGGCCATGTCGCAATTTATATCCTGATCGAGAGTGAACGCGTCCGTAACAGCCCCTGCAAATAAACTCTGCATCGCCTTCGCAGCAAAGTAGTCGCGCAAAGTCATGCCGCCATTGTTTGCTTTGCCCCACGAATTGGTAGAGCCATCAGGAAACGCCGGGCCTCCAGCGTCCTTCATTTCAAAGCCCCTGCAATCTTGTCCAGCCTGCCAGACTTCTCCAATTCCGCCAGCATCTGCATGGCCGTGGCTGCGCGCTCCAACAGCGTCACATAGCGTTCAAGGTTGGCAAAGTTAGCGGTCTTCTCCACCTTAGTCAAACCAGAGGACAAGTCGTCGGCAGCTTTGCGCACATCGCCCGCGCACCTCTTAGCTGCGGCAGACAGTGCAGCGGTCTGCGCTTGGTACCTATCAACCGCTCCAGAGAAACTGCGCTCTGCTTCGGTCAGTGTGTCAGTTGCTTTCTGCATATCAATAGTCACAGCTTTCGCTCCTCGGGTGATGTAGCCGCCGCTGGGCTGGTTTACCTCATCGGCTACGGTGTTGATAACGGACTTAAGTGTGTACGCAGGGCCATACCTGTCAATCTTGGCAACCCTCAGGCCACTCATTTCACCCTCCGCATCGGCTCCCACCCTGCATCAGGCACCTTCTCCGGGGGCGGCGGGGTCATCGTTGCACTGGGCGGCACCCATCCAAACTTGCGCCACGTGGCTTGCACATCAGCGCCGCGTTGGTAGCTGAACTTCACGTCCGTCACACGGGTGGTCGGCTCGACACGGGTTTGTTCGCGCTTCATATCCACCCTCCTTTAGACGCTCTGAGCGATCTCGCGCTCCAGATACCACTGGGCCTTCTTCAGATTCTCAAGACGGTCACCCTTGTGATCAGCACGGGTCACGTACTTCACCACGTTGCCGAGACGGTAGTTCAGACCCTTGGCCTCGATGAAGTCAATGGTCTCGATGCCGCCCGTCTTGTAGTGCGCGGGGTGGTTGACCATGTCCGCGATTTTGGGTGCTTCAGGCACTGGCAGCAACTCGGGCGGTTGCCATGCCTCTTTCTCCTTGACCGCAGCAGTCACATCAGCCCACTTGAACTTGCGTCCGGTGGGGGTGACTTTGTGGACCTGTTTCCTCATCTGCGAACGCAGCACGTACACGTACGTGACCTTCGTGTTGAATTTCGCTGCCACATCTGCGGGTTTTACGTCCGGGTTCGCGGCGATGTACGCACGGATTTTTGCTGTGTTTGATTTATTAGCCATTTGTTTCTCCTAGAAAGGGGCTTGCTCAAGCGGAAGAGGTTGGGGCTTGGACCGGCGCTTCCGCATATACCGCCGGGCCATGTCTTCTGGTACACGCTGGAAGGGGTTCCAGCTGTTCCAGTCGAACTCTTTGGGTTTTACTTTTTGTTTTGGTGGTGTGTGCATGATGTGACAGGGCAGTAGCCACGGCATGTGAAGTTGGGCTTGGCGTTCCACACGTCGCTCTTGACCGTGGCTTCGAGCTGCCCCACATCGGACAGCCACGACACCCACAGCTCCTGCTGGTTCTCAGCGGAGTACTCGGTGCGCACAAAGTCTTCGGCGAACAGGAACATCAAGCCCGCCTTGACCTTCTTCACGTGCGGGAAGTGTTTGAAGATGGCCAGCGACAGAATCTCAAGCTGCTTGAGGTCTGCGTACTGGCTCTTCTTGCCCGTCTTGTAGTCCACAGTGAACGCCTTGTCATCCTGCAGGATGATCAGGTCGGCGATACCACGCCACCACACGTTCTTGTCAAAGAACCCGCAGGGCTTGAGGTCAGCGGTCAGGCCCAGCTTGTTCTCGCACAGCTTCTGGCCGGGGATGGCGTTGAGCTTGTCGAGCGCCTCCTGCATGTCGCCCCGAAACTTCTCGGGGATGGGCTTGCCGTTCTCAATGTATTCCTGCGCGATCTTGTGAATCTCGTTGCCGAACGTGAGCGCCTCAGAGGACTCCTCCTTCACATCCTTGGCGATGCGCAGGTGGTAGTACTTCTTGGGGCACTGCTGGAACAGGCTCAAGTTACTATATGACCAAGTAATAGGCTTCATTGTTTGGCCTTCAGTTCCGCTTTGAGTGCGCGATTTTCATCAAGAAGTTCACGGAGAATTTTCAGGTGCTCGTTGTGTCGTGCCTGCATGACTGACGCCAGCTTTTTGAACCGGCTCGCAACGCCGTCCAATTCCCGCAGAACAACTTCAGACTCGAACCACACGTAGTCTTCGGTAATTCCCTCAGTCGTTCGCGCAGTGGCGTCTTCGATCCCGTTTTCAGAAAACCAACTCGGGGGTGTTATAAGCATTAGCAATCTCCATAGGTGTGGGCCATTCCAGATTCACAATTGAGCGGTAGGCCCTCCGCCCATTTTGGTGGGGTGCGCATGCAGTCCTCAATGAACGCTTGCGCTTCTCCTGCTTGCGACTCTGGTACTACGCATGCGATGGCGTCGTGCACAGTCAGCACCACGCGTAGTTCCTTCTCGATCATCAGCATCTGCTCCCCGATGACACAGCGTGCGACTGCCTGACACAGGTTCTCAGCGACCTTGCCACCGTAGAGCCGGTTGCGCCCCTGCCGGGTCATGTAGCTGTAGCCACCCGCCGTCTCCAGCTTTAACTCCGGGTAGTTGATGAACATGCCGCTGGGCAACTCGATCCCGGTGAACGGGGACACCGACAGAAGCCGCCGGGCATCCACCTGATCAGAGGCTTTGTTTGTGAACATCCAGTTCAACACCGTATTGAGGTGGTTCCACCAGCCCGAGATGCGCGTGTTGGCTTGGCGATACTGCTTGATGATGTGTTTGCAGGTGTCGATGTCCAGCCTGTGGCCCATGTTCTGGAGCTGCGTCTGGAACTTGACCGCCCCCATCCCGTAGCCCGCACCGAGCACCGTGGTCTTGCCGATGAACCGCTCGTGGTCGGTGATCATGCTCTCGGGCTTGCCGTAGATGACCGAGGCCATGTACTTGTACACGTCCTGTTTGAGCGAGAACTTAGTCAACACATCGTCCTGCCCCGCCAGCCATGCCAGCACCCGAGCTTCGATCTGAGCCGAATCACAGTCGATGATGACGTGACCCTTGGGCGCAACGATACAACGCTTGAGCTTGTTACGCTGCTCACCCCGGCTCGGCAGGTTCTGCAGGTTCACCGAGTCCGCACCGCCCCAACGCCCCGTGTGCGCCGCGTAGTACTTGAGCGGGATGGGCAGCTTGTGATCAGGTGTGTGACCCGCGATGTCGATGAACCGCTGGGTGCGCGTCTCCTCCAGCGTTGACTTGGCCCCGAGGCGTGCAGCCACGACAGCCTGTACGCGCTCATCGGAGTGATCGAGCAGACGCAGGAAGTCCTCATCGCTCTTTGCGAACGCATAGGTCAGCTTGTCAGTCGTCGGGCTGATCTTCATCGGGGGCGTAACCCCGAACGATTCGAGCAGCGCAGCGAACTTCTTGTTGCTGTTCAGGGTCTCGGGCGTGATGTTGGCCTCGGTGAACAGCTTGCGCTTGCGCTCTTGTACGTCCTGTAGGTGAGCCTTGAGCCGCGCCTCGTCCAGCTCCAGCACCGGGTCGCTGAACATACGCAGGGTGACATCAATGAGCCGCTTCTCCTTGACGGGGAAGTTGACATCCAACTCCTTGAACAACTTGTACGTCAGCTCTACGTCGTTCACGCAATAGCTGGCGTACTGAGCGAGGTGCTGCGGGGCGAAGTCAGCACGGCGGTAGCCTTTGGCGTCCTCCACTTCATGCCCCTTGCGGCCTATGCCGAAGTGCTCGACCAACTTTGCCAGTGACACACTGGCTGTCGGACCCAGCACCGCCCGCGCCATGGACAGCGTATCGAGCCACGCCTTGGGCCGAATGCCGAAGCGCCACGTCAGAATAGCCGCATCGAATACGGCGTTATGGGCTAACACGAAGTGGTCGTCCCACGGGAAGCGCAGCAGCCACGCCCGCGTCTCCTCGTGATCACCGCTGAACCACTCAGTTTGTTCGTCGTTGACTTTGACCGCTACGCCGATCACCTCGAACCGTTCGTCGCGCACGTACTCCTCGGTCGTCAGCTTGCTCAAGCTGAAGTCCTTGTCGTAAAACGTTTCAAAGTCCAGCGTGATCATGCTGTCCCCTCTTGGGAACTCTT